CTTTCAGAACCGGAAGACACCGAACCACTGGCCCACAAACGGAAGGTGGTTTTGTTGTAGGTCAATCCAGCGTTACCGTAGAACTCTCCAGCGTCATTGATTTGAACGTTCGTAGTAGCTCCGCCTGGTGTTCCGCCTCCACCCGAGGGGAAATCAGCACCAAAAGCAGACTCTATGGTTGCTGTAGCCGCACTCTTTTTGAACGTCAACTGTGCAATAAGAATCGCCTGGACTGAAACCCGGTCCGGAACGGTGGAAGGTATAGACTCTCCTGCAGCAGATGATTGAGATTCGTGTTCTTCCCGACCATACATAACAACCAAGTTGCCATCAGTTCCCAGGTAAATCCAATTCGTTGCCCATTTGTTTACTCCCAGCGTTGCCAAGGAGCCGGTTCCGTCGTCATACTGTAATTCATCCCATGTGGCCTGAGCAGTTTGCTTCGTGAACCCGCTCCCGGCATCACGATAGTACCTATCAAATCTTCCAGCACCGCTGGTATCAATGGCGGCAATATCAAACTTTGACAGTGCGTCGTACAGCTCACCGGCAGAAAGCGTCAAGTTCCTGGTTCCGGTCTCACCAACAAGAAGACCACCAATGCGGGTCGCCCGCGTGATTCCTTCAACTTCATACAGTCGATGATGAACTGAGGCAATAGCGTCCACTCCAATCTGTGGAGCTTCGCTGATATGAAGAACGTCACCTTCATTAACTATGCTGCCCAGACGAAAATCAGTACGCCAATCCCATGAATCTCCAGACTTCAGAACGACCTGTGGAGTTCCGGAATTGTATTCAATACCAACGTATCGAACGGTATCTGTTGGGATAGCAATCCCAGCGGAAGCTGACCAATCGAATGAACTCAGAACGCCAGTGCTGCTATCTGTGGATCTGATGTAGCCAGTACCGGCAGCAACGTCAATGGTGGCCCCGCCTGCGTCTGTGATGTAAACAGTTTCTTCAATCGTTCCAGCGCTGCCGATAGTCTTGACAGCATCTTGTACTGTGGTGAATGTTGGTGTTCCGCTAATTGTGATGTTTATGTCTTCAGCCATTTGTCCGACAAGGTCGTGATCCATTCCAGCATCATCAGTATAGACGGCTACGTTTGGATCATCATTACGCACCCAGATAGTTCCTTCACCAGCTGCTGTACTTCCTGGATCTGCTGCTTGTTCCGCAAACTTAATTCCAGTCGGATCAATCATACCAATGACGGTCAACTTCCCACCAACGGCAAGATCATTCACGCCAGAGACATTATTGGAATCGTCGATAATTACTCCGCTGTCCTGGACCGTATCCCCGTCGGCTCCATCCCAGCGAGTAACAGCATCATCTGTGCTGGCCCCTGGCGAAGAAATCTTCGCAGCGAGTAGCGCATCCACTTCAGAGGCCGTGTAGTAATTCGCACTCGTCGGCCCTGGAATGGCTCCCTCGTCATCCAAAATATTGAAGCAACGGAAAGAGAAGCGAGCGGCGAAGATAAGTTCCGTATCTGTATTGCGTACCTGGTGCTCAAAGCTGCATGAAGAAATTTCAGAGATACCTTGCACATCCGCTTGGTACTGCACGTTGTCTGCATCCAAGGACACTACAAATTTTCCGGTGTCCTTGTCCGTGGAAACAATGTTTGCATTCTCTGTTTTGATTAAGAGAGCCTCTGTGACCTTCGAAGTGTTCCCAGCAACGTAGGCGTAGGTCAGTGTCTCACTTACCGTGAAGACATAGTTCGAGCCGTTCGTGGACCATCCTGTAAAGGCAAAGGTCTCACTCTCAGCGCTGGCGTTCGTGAGGTTGATGTTCCCGTTCAGTGGTGGGTCTTTAGTAAGGCCAGCAATCTCTACGCTGACAATGGCACCAGACACATTGCCAACCAACGTCCCAGAGTTGAAGTGAACAAAGTCATTGTCCACTGCAGCCGAGCTGCTGATCGTGATGCCAGCAAACCCCACGTAAAAATCAGTAATATCCGCAGAGTTGATATATTGAATCGTCAGCGTAATATTCTCACGGAAAAGAATATAAGGAAGACTGTCTGCTGGAATCTGATTCCCTTGCTCGTCGTAGATGCTGTGAGTGTTTACATCTTGATAGACGAGATAATTTCGCGCCATCGTTTATCTCCAATACTGTAGAAGCGCATTTGCGCACATTAACCGAATGTACCCCTGAGTCTATTCCAGTCAGTCCCATAGAAACTTAGTGATTGAAACTGCATCAATTGCCCTGGTGTCCAAACTATTTTGTAGCCTATCGCTACTGCTGTCACGTCCGGACCAGAGTACAGTCCAGAAGGATACGTGCGAAAGTAAAATTGGTCCTGGATAGGTATCCCAGAAATAGGAGCGACGAAAGCAGTGAACGCTCCTATTTCTGCACCCAGCGAATCCTCTATGTAAATGTACCATACTGGTGTGTCCGCAAAAGATCCTCTGTTAGTGACCAATCCCTGGGCAACATAATCTAGTGCGAATCCATTGTTCGCTGTGCAGAAAAGATAATCACCATCTTCAAAATCAACGCTCTCTGCGATGACTGTATTGTGTGCGTAAAAAGGGCTAGCCGGTATCTTATACTCCCCGGTACTATGACCACCAGAAGCTCCCACGGTGACTGGTGCTGTCCGGATTTCTATATCAATACTTGCGCCAGATCTAAAAGGGCGCACGTAGGCAAGACCCCCGGACTCGCCAACTACTTTGAAGCCTGTGTTGCCTTTCTTCATTTCCCATGAGCCGTTTACAGTCCCGCAAGCATCTCCTGGGGAAGAGCTGGCATTAATGTTCACAAGGTTTCTGACGTCCACATCCATCGGCATTAAACAATAGGTCAGACTGTTGTTCGGCGCAGCCGCACCTACCGGGATGAATACCAACGTAGCTGAATCCATATTGTCTGCATTCGGTTTTGCTATGCTGTAATTCGTACCATTATAGCTTTGCACCCTCGCCACGCTGTTGGCTGGGATCACTTCTCCGCTTACGTTATAGCATCGGATCGCATTGCTTTTCGGCACAGCGTTTGGCCTCGCACGAATCACAGACCCTTGTGGTACCTTGGATCTCAGCGGACTGGTATCACGTTGCAGTAGCGGCATTGTCTGCTCCTGTGATGTGGATCTTTGGTCTGTACTCTTCCGTGGTTTCTTTCGGCAGAGAAAGAATGTCCCAATTCTTGGGCTGTGCAAATGCAAAATCTAGATAGTTCTGCGTCGTGGTCTTCGTTCCATCATCCGCGAGAAGCTGTGGACTGGAAGGTGAACCCCACTCGCCTGATTCACTCACCACTTCATAGAGCTTACGCGTACTCTTGTCGTCTGCCACGTTCAGGTAGTAGTATCCTGCATTGAGTAGCTCTTCTTTGTACGTCAGACCAAACGGACGCACCTCAATCACAAAGTCCACCTGCCAGTAGTTCTTAAACCGCGTTCGGAATCCTGGGGTAGAACTCGCCACGAATCGAATAGGCAGCGCATCGATTGAAACCATCTTCGCCTGGAATTTGTTGATGGTAACTCCAGCAATATTCGTCTCGGTAGCGTCTGTCAATACAGCAGCTTTCGGAATCCAAATCGAATTCTGAAACTCCAGAATCCTTGATGGAACAAATTCTTCCTGTGAGTTCAGATACCACTTCCGAATCTGAATACGCAAGCGGGTTTCAATCTCAGTGGCTTCTGGGTCGAACTGGTCTCCAGCCGAATTCTCCACGACTATGTCCCTGGCTGTCCCGTCATCCTGCCACCCCTGTTGTGCCACGCGCTCGTACTGCGCTGTGCTGTATGTGACCTCTGGTATGTTCTCAGGTGGCAAGTAAAGTCCGAAGCCCTCGTAGGTAATGGTCGCACCCCATATTCTATTCTCACCAGGTCCATCTAGCGGAGCAAATTCTCTATTGCTTACCATCATGTCATTTGTGTTTGGATGCTTTTCTTCTGGCAGAGGAATTCGTTCACCCAGTGCGCCCACTGACTGGACACCAGTAACCCCGTAGGTCATTAGGTCGTATTCTGTGATCCGCTGGTTTGTCTGATCGAGAATCTTATAAATGAAAGTGGACCGCCTAGTCGTGGCAGTATCGCTTCCCTTTTTGCTGACCAGCTTCACTGAAAGATTGAGCGCCATTTAAAGACCTCCACTTGGGCTTGACATAGCTGTTCCTGGTTTTGGGAAAAGTCCGGACGCTTGTTGCAGCGTGGAGACCAATGTCAGAGTATTAAATGCAACCTCACGCTGAATGTCCATAGACTCACGTGCTACTTTCTGCGTATCTCCGGCAATGGCAGAACCCGCTCCACGTGCTAATATATGCACATCTTTACCACCAGCAGTCAATGCAGCCAGGTCCTCGTCATCTCCAAGAGCAGCACCAACGATTCCACCTGTCGTGATTCCAGCCGCTTCAGCGCGTTCCTTATTGTCCAACCGCTCACCAAGTGCCATCTTCTTCAGTGTGGCTTCGCTAATATCTACTTGCCTGCCTGGGCTTGTCTGCAATACTGAATTCCAGAACTCAGCAGCTTGCTGAAGCTGTCCGAGCCAGAAGGTAATTTCCGGTCCGAGCTTCTTCCCAATATTCCCAGCCAGCACATCAAACGAGTTCCCCAATTTATCAATCTGCGCCGAAAGGGATTTCATTTGCTTATTGGCTACTTCTTTCGTCGTGCCTCCCGCACTCTTCAATGCCTTTTGGTATTCCTTAATCTTTGTGCTTGCACCAATCAACGGAAGAATGGCTTGCTGTATCCGCGCCTCAAATCCGAGTGTAGCCAACGCCGCGCCCTTCTGCTCTGTGCTCATATCCTTCAGGTGCTCTTCCAGGTCGCCAACAACGTCACCCATAGCACGGAACTCACCTTTAGAATCAAAGACTGCCACGCCTGCTTCTTCAAACGCTCTCTTATTTTCCATCGCTCCCTTGCTGAGCAAACGTATTACTCGGCTGAAGCTGGAACCAGCTACATTCCCTTTGAGCCCCTGGTCAGCGTAAGCAGCAAGAACCGCCACGCCATCTTCCATATCAATGTTGAAGCTCTTTATTGCGGCACCAGCTTGGCTTGTGAGTGATTCGCTGAACTGCTGCACCGTAGCGTTCGCCAAGGTGTTCGCCTTGACCAGCACGTCACTGACGCGCTCCATGTTTTGCATATTGGAAATTGTGTCTTTGGTCGTTAATCCCAAAGCACTCTGGGCATCGGTAAGCAGGTCGGTCGCTGTAGACAAATCGAAGGTCCCTGCCGTCGCGAAACTCATTACAGCAGGTAACGCACCTATGCTCTGGTCAACGCTCAGCCCAGCGCTTGCCAGGAAGAAATAGGACTCTGCTAATTTCTCAGCCCCGAGCACTCCCTGGGTAGCCATGACCTTAGCTGTGTTCTCTAAGTTATCGCGTTGTTTCTTGGACAGGTCCCCCATGATCGCAGTGGACTTTGCCATGGCGTCTTCAAACTTAATGAACGAGTTTGCAGCTGCAGCCCCATTTGCAACCATCCCACCAACAAGCGCAGCACCAACGATCTGCATGTCTCTGCGGACATTCTTAGAAAAGGCACTCACACCTTTCTGTGAACCTTTTATAGAAGCCATGAATTGGGTGTTGTCCGCGCGGATCCGTGTGACCAGATCACCGATGAATTCTGTTGCCATGTTATGCTCCTACGACCTTTTCAATCCCCATTCGCATTTGGGCAGCTGTCATTAGCGGAAGCTTATACGTCTGCCCATCGTAAGTAATTTCTGGAACACGTTCCTTCACTGTTCCTGCGCCTTTCCTTTTTCCTTCGTTCTCAATTGTGAAGAATGCAATCCACTCCGCGAACTCTTCGCTGCTGATTTCAAACTGCGCCCTGGCGACTGACATGGAAAGGAGGCGCGCAAGCCGGAACCACGCCAGCCGTTCAGGACGCAAACTCAGTTTTTTATCTTCTCCTCAATGTCTTCGCTTCCGAGGGCATTGTTCTTCATGATGACACCGTAGATCTGTTCAAGTGCAGCACTGCTTTTCTGGTTGAGCTTGATGGCTTCTTCGTCTGTGAAGATGCGTGAGCCTTCCTCGTCTACAACCAGAAGAGTAAGTAGCCATGCCTTCAGTCCAGTGAGTTCCCTCTTACCCTCTCGAAGGTCGATGGCTCTTTGCTCGAAAGCATCCCGGTCTACTCCGGACATTTTCCGAACCCAGATTTTGACTCCCCAGAAAGCAGTCATGTCCACTTCGGTCTTCTTCAAATCATCAGCGGCAAAGATTGCGTCCTTCAATGCTTGTGCCAACATACTCATCTGCGCACCTCCTTTTTAATCACCTGCTGTTTAGGCAGGTCCAGTCTCGCCATTTGAACCATCGTTGTTCGTGACCTGCACAATGCCAGTCACTTCAATCTTCTCGCCCTCAACTGCTGGGCCTGGTTCCAGGCGTCTCAATGACCCATAAAAAGCGAGGTCAGCTGCGTCTGGGAAAGTGACTGTGACCAATTCGTTTGTGTTAATTGGAGCAGACACCACCAGACTTGGATCGAGATGGCCAGCGAAAGCAATCTGGTCCACATCGATAATCGTGCGGGGATGCTTCATTTTCCAGGCAGTAGAACCAAGATGGGACAAGTCAATTGGGTCTCCACCATCCAGTGGTGCAGTTGTGATGGAGGTCAGTTGAAGCGTGAAACCACTGGTGCCAAATGTAAGTGTAGTCCCTAGTCCATCGGGTTGAATAGGCATAGCTTTTTCCTTTCGTTGTTATGGTGCCGCTGTGTAAGTTGGGGCAGTCTCTACTTCACTGCCATTATTGTTCGTGATTTCCACAATCCCAGTGCACTCAATCTTCTCACCCTCAACCGCTGGGCCTGCTTCCAGGCGGCGAAGGTAGCCAAAGAATGTGAGCTTGTCGAGCGTGGGGAACGTGATGTAGATTGACTGATTCACATTCAGCGCCGCAGCTACGTAGATCGCTGGGTCGAAATGACCAGCAAACGCAATCTGTTCAATGTCTTTCAGCGTGCGAACGTGCTTCAAGCGCCACTTTGTGGAACCGAGATACGTGAGGTCAATCGGATCCCCACCATCCAGTGCTGGTGCGGTGATGGAAGTCAGCTCCATAACAAAAGCCGTAGATACAAACGTGAGTGTAGTTCCTAAGCCATCGGGTTGAATTGCCATTCCGAACTCCTTTCTTTATGCGTTGTTTATCGTGACTACATAGTTTATTGAAAACTGGAAATGTTTTGACTTATCCTTTCCCAGATACAGAAAATCTTGAAGACGTTTGATGCTGCTGTAATTCCTTGAGATACCAGAGAACCGATTCAGCGCATCCGCAACCACATTGATTGCCGTGCACTTTGCTATTCCAGCGAGATACGTTGAAGCGCGTACCATAATCTGGCAGGACAATTTCTCTTCTACGTATCCAGAAGAAAGCACCCGTCCATTCTCGCTGCTTCCAGAATCGTAAACAGCGATGCAATTCACTGGTTTATCTGGCATCGTGCTCAAATAGATTCCCCAGGAACTCTGGGAAGCGAAAACCCCAATGCCGTTTGCAACCAAGATGTCCTTGACGTCCACGCTCAGCGGCTGGCCTACCGTTCCATCAGTCGGTGTGGCTGAGATCATATTGGAAGACAGGCCAGGTAAGCCTGTAGCAATACCGTAGGTCTCCACATCGTACTGGCTCAGGTTCGTGAGTCCGGTCAATGCTATGTTTCCATCCCCAGTCCTCTGGAAGGAGGCGTTGACAATCCAGAGCGCCGAGGAACTCAACTTGTAGATTGCCTGTACCGTATCGCTTCCGGCTGAACCGGTACTAGCGACTGTGATGGTGCCGTCCCCAGTGGATACCAAGGCCGCTGTGGTCGTTGCTGGGGCTGAACCGCCACCACCCGCAGCAATACCAACGAGGTCTACACCCAGAATCTTATACGCTGTTGGAGCTAGTACCCGAGCAATGCCTGGGTCTACATTTCTCAGCGCCTCATCAAACGTGCCCGTCTGGAGTTCGTTTAGAAGCAACCACGTCTGGTCCTTGGTTACTTCTCCCAGACCAGGACTGGTATTCCTCGCCGCTTCATCGAACGTACCAGTCTGAAGCGCATTCTCTAGAAGCCACGTGACGTCCTTCACCACGTTGCCTAATCCAGGTGAAGTATTCCGTGCGCCCTCATCAAAGGTTCCAGTCTGCAAAGCATTCTGCAATAACCACGTCACATCCTTGACCACGTTCCCGAGACCTGGATCAGTGTTACGAGCAGCCTCATCGAAGGTGCCTTGCTTCGCTACATTCTGAATAAGATAATCCGTCAGAGCAACCACGTTTGCAATGCCAGGATCAGTGTTACGCGCAGCCTCGTCAAACGTTCCCTGCTTTGCTACGTTCTGAATCAAGTAGTCCGTAAGAGCTATGACATTTGCAATACCAGGGTCTGTATTTCTTGCGGCTTCATCGAAGGTTGCGACTTCACTCGTGCCTCCGATTCCAAAATCATTACCAACTAACACAATCGTTCGATCCGCTATTGTCCAGTTGCCACCTGCTGTGGTTAGAATATCGTCAGCACTTACAGAAACACCATCCACTCCTTCAGTCCATACGCCCATTGTCTGCCGGTCGTTATTCTGCCCGGCATATATCGGATTGGTGCGCGCCGTCTGATTGCCTGCTCTACAAGGGCTATTTTCAGCAGGAATCCAAT